CATTTTTGAGTACTTGCAGTTCCTCCAACAATAGGATAAATGGCTTTCATTTTAGTCCAAATGTTAGCACTTTTTAAGTCTAAAACAAGTTGATTAACTGCGCTTTGTTGAGTAGCATTAGTTATTCCAGCTGCTGTTATAAATGCCTGAGCATCTGCATCAGTTGAACTTCCTAATGGTGCAAATCTTTTAGGCGTTATTGCTAAATTAGTTCCAATCATATTCAGACTTTAAAACTCCATTTTCTAAGGTGCAAACTTTTTGCCCTGTTAAATACTTATTTGCTATGCTGTTAAATGTTTCAATGCTTTCACTCCAATTATAAAGTACCACTAAAAAATACTTTTGATAATCTTCACAATTAATTATTTCACCGTATTGGCTTAATTCTATTTTTAATTGATCCATTAATAATTAATTTTCATATTAGGTCTTGTTGATGAATTTCTTGTTCCTAATCCTGTTGGATAACTTGCATCATTTTGTTTATACCAACTTAAAAACTGTGCGCTTGTTGAATGGCATTCAGCCCACCCGTAACCACTTTGCCAACTTCCATCTTTATTAATCCAAATAATTAATAAGTTATCAATCCCATTATAACAAAAGTTACTATCAAAATTTATATTATTATAACCTGATGTTACAGTCCAATTAAAAGTCTTAACATTCTGCAAGTCTTTTAATCCCAAAATCCCACTTACATCCCCATTTGTGTTTGTTATTTGAACATTAGTCCCAAATTGTGAATCTGTAATGTGTGCTAACTTTATTATTTGATTATTAAAGGTGTAACCTGTAGAATAACCAGCCATGTGTATTTGTAAGCCTGTTATGTTTTTTTGACTACCTAACTCACTTTGTTTTAAAATAAACATTGTGTGAGAATAGTTATAAAGACCATAAGCTGGGTAATCACTTACATTAGATGTGCCTTCTGTTGTAACCCAATTAAGGTTTCTAACAGAACAACACCTAACGTAGTTCTTAACAGATAATGGGTGTAAAGGTATCACTCTGAATAAGCAATGATAGTTCCGCTTGTTAAAGTAAGATTAGTAAAAATAGCATCACCAGGAGCGTAAATAATAGCCCCTTGCTTTAATGTTTTACCACTTAAACCAATTGATGTTAAATAGTTTGTTGTAGTATCGGGTGCAAAGCCACCTGTTAAAGTTGCTACTACTGTATCAGCTTGTACTATAAAGCAGTAATATTTTTTACCTGTTCTTGCTACTGTGTTATCAATATATTCACAGCCACCGTTTGCTGTTAATCTTAATGCATTTGCCATGTTGTTTATTTTTTAAAGTACCATTATTTTATTTCTTTGTAACCATAACGAATAATTGTTTGAGGCTCTTCTAATGATAACCCATAGAACTCAATTGTCTCAAGTTCATTATTTGTATAGTAGTAAATATTATACTTATTATTTTCAAATATTATTTTATAAAATAGATTCATATTGTTTTTATTTTAATAGAATAATTAACTCCTGTTGGATTAACTGCAAATGTTGGTGTTACTAACTTAATAGTATATAAATCAGAATTATTTACACTTATATTTAATCCTGTAAATGCAAATGTTTTCGATGAATTTATTGCATAATCTTCCTTGAATGTACCTATTAAATTATCAACTCCTGTTGTACTATTTCTTAAATAAATAGTCAAATTTTCACTTGATGCTGTTCCTGCGTGTAATGAATTAAGATAAATTTCTTTTACTGTTTCTGACTTTTCAAAATTAAATCTTTTTAACGCCTCAACAGTTCCTAAAAGATAATAAACAATACCTATATAATAAGTAGTTGAATCAGCTAAATTAAGTCCACTTGAACCTAAGTAATATATATTATATTTTGAATTAAGAGCATTTTGTAAATCTGTTTGATTAGTTATTGTCCCTGTTATTGCACCCCAAACACCACTATTTGCGGCAACTTCAATATATACAGTTCCGCTCCAACGATAAACTTTATTAGTATCTAATGCTAAATAAATTTTTCCAGTTTGTCCCGTTACAGGGAAAGCCGCAAGATTTGCATATTCTAAAATGTCACTGACATAACTTGGTAAATAAGCAACATCTACTTTACTATCATTTCCCAGTGGTGCGTAACCATTTGCAATTCCTTTATTGGATGAATTTTCAGGTGTATAGCCTAATGCAGTTGTAATGCTTTTATTCTCATAACGAGTAGTTCCTGAACTCCAAAATATACCATCATTATGTGTTGGTGATGGCGCATAAACATCATGAAGTTCACCTAACTCCCATCCGTTTTGTACCTTACAATATATTTTACCTTGGTTTGGATGAGCGTAAACAACATAGCCAACAACAACTAAATGGTTAGGTGCAATCGGCTGTACTTTTGTAAGATTGCCAGGTGTTGATGAACTAAGGTAAAGCACATCCCCATCATTCCATGTTTCACCTTGTAAACTTCCTGTTGTGTTTAATCCTGTAATCTCACCAATTACAATTATTTTTCCTGTTTGATTATTATTAATATTTTCAGAAACAACTCCAATTGTGTCAACTGAATTACCATTACTATCAGCCAAAGCATAGTCAACTGCTAATTTTTGACCTTGCGCTGTTTGTACTTTTAAAACCTTGTAACCTGTTGCTAATAAATTATCTCCTGTTTTATTTACTACTGTTAAAAATAAGTTTTCAGGATAAGCTGCACTACCTTCAGGAACGTAGTCTAAATTTAACCATGTATCAACTCCGTTACCTATCTTATAACGTGGCTGGTCTGTGCCTGTATAAAGTACATCGGTACTTAAAGCTATTTCACCACTTAACAAAATAGGATTATTAGTAGTCCAATTTGCCGATGTATCTCTTCTTAGTTGTATCTGTGCTGTTATTGTACTCATGCTTGTATTATCGAATTTGTATAAATTGTATTTGAAGCCCCTCCATCAATTGCACTAACCTGTATTACTGTGTAAGTCTCACCGCCTTTTAAAGTCGTTATAACAGTTCCATTTTGATTTACAATAGTAACTAAGTTTGATGTTCCTACATTCGTTATAGTTGAATCAAATGGTATTTGGCACCTATCATAAGTAAAAGGTACTTTTAGATTTACATCAAAGTAATAACCTGCATCTTCATCATCAAATCTAGGTTCACTAAATGGATTTAAAGTAACATTATCGCTAACTAATTTCCAACCATAAATAGTTGAGTTAAGCTGTGCAATAATATCTAAACATATTTGTTGAATGTCACTGAATAACTCTAGTTCGTTTTGTTTGCCTTTAATTAATCTATCCATTACATAGATTCTTAAAACGTGAGTATAGGCATTGCCTTGTAATATAGGTGGTTCATAATCTACCCACATTGCAGGATATTCGGTTATTCCACTAGTCGCAAACTCTATAACACTACCATTACCAAAAGAATTGATTTGATAATGTGCGTTTGCTATATTATTTAGATTTTTTATTACTTGGTTTAACGTTATCATTCAAAAATTTTTTTAGTATTTCAATTTTATTGAAGAGTTTATATCCACTCTTTTTAGTAACGTTTTCTTTTTTCAAATTTTTCTTCATAGCTGAATATTGAACGGTTACGACCTAAATAAATACTTTCTTCGTAAGAATAACCTTGTGGGTAAATAGTATCAAAGCCATCGCCAGGATTATCATATAACGGGTATTGGTCAGAATACTCAAATAAATAATCAATTAATCTTTTAGTGTGATACTGAGCTTTGTCGGTAACTAAGTTCATAAAAGAATTTAACTCATTAAAATCAACTCCTGTACTGTTATCGCTGTTCTTTTTTACAATGTTCTTATTAGTTACCTTATAAGTTAAAAATGGCGCAGCTTCAACCATTACCCACCATTTAAGAGCAGGAATAATATAGTTGTCTAATAAGGTAGTATTTAAAGCCGATAATGTATTTGTACTTACTTGATTAATGATTTCATCGTATAAACCTGAACCTATATAATTTCTAATATGAATTTTTTGTGCTTCTTCAATAGAAATTCTTAGGTATTTTTCATCTACATTAGGATCAACAAATGTGTAATCCTTAATGTAAGTTGCTGTTAATAATAATACTGTTGCCATTTATTTTTTAATTTTTACAACGTTAGCACTCCAAATATGTCTGCAAAAAGGTGTTCTAGTTTGACCGCCCTTTCTAGTCCACCAACCACCTCTATAATTCCAAACATCATAACCTACTATTTTACTGATTTGTTCTATTTGCGCTCGTGAATACATTTTATTTGCATCCAATAACTTAACACAAAACTCACGTGAATTTCGTTTGTCAGGTTTTACACCTGCTCTCCATTCGTAAGTGTACATTATCTTATAGTCTTCGGTATCTGTACCTAAACGATTTGATGTCCTGATAGCTTCGGTTGTTGGTACTCTTATATCTTTCTTTTGTCCACCTGCATTAGTTTCTTTAACCTTAATTAGTTCTTCTTTAACCATGTCATTGATTAAGTCTGCAACTCTATCTTCTTTAATTCTTAAAGTATCTGCAATGGTTTTATTATCCATTAAAGGATCTTTATCTAATAACCCAACAATGTCTCTTTTAATTTGTTTGCTTAATGGAGAAACATCAACTGCAAAATCAAAACGATTTTCTTCGTTCATAAACTTTTGCTCTATCACTTCATAGTTTTCTCTATCGTCACCAAACATTTTAAAGATTTCAATTACTTCATCAATTTCACTTTCTGATGCAAAAGAATGTTCACATACCTGGTTCTCAAATCTATGAATAGCACTTGAAACAATTGGTTTAACTTCTTCTTCTAATGGTGGTAATCCATACATTTCTCTAACCTCGTTTTTAGTCATTACCTTAATTTTTTCTTCAATAGGTAACTGCTCTTCGATAGGGTCTAACTCTTTTAAATAAATACGATTTGAAAATCCTTTTAATTTAAGTAAGTAGTTAAAGTCTTTTTCAATTTCAGCTTGGTTGGGTATAATATATGTGTTCTTATAAAGTTCGTAAGAATCATTTATTTGGTCTTTAGTTCCTAACTCTCCTGCTGTTTTAATACCTACTAGCATAGGATTTGGAATGTGATGTCCAATAATTAATTCTTGAATAACTTGGTCGTTTAACTCGGTTAATTGCGCATCTACATTTTGAGGTGTAAGATGTTCAATTGTAGGTGCAGAATCTTTGTTGCCACTAAATGTTATTAGTAAGCTGTTTGCTCTATCTGTTCCAGTGAATTTCTCTTTTAGTCTTGCTTCAATTTCTTCTTTTTCTTCTTCTGTTGGTCTTCCATTACTAAAGTTAAGAATAGTACCTGCATTAAAAGCACTTTTAATAGCATTTAAACGATAATTAGACAACTCAACATCTACTTCTGCATAAACAGCACTAGCAACATAATCAGGTAATGGATAAGCGTCTAAATCAGGTCTGTATTCTTTTGATACGAAAATTTGTCTGCCTGTTGGTTTTTCAGGATCAAACAAAGGGATGTATTCTAAATCGGTTTCTTCCGGTGATTGCTTTTGTTTACTCCAATCTTTTGAATACCAATAGCCATCAGCATCTTTTGCCTTTCTTAAATTGTTATAAGGAAAGTGTAATAACTCAAAGTTGTTACCCGCTTTATTCCAAATTACTTCTAAATAATAACCACCAAATAATTTTTTATCTAATACACATTTTTTTACAATGTCTTTTAAAGTATCAAAATTTGTATTCTCTTTATTTAAAAAGTCATTAGCTAATGCTATGTCTTCAATTGATAAATCACTACTATCAAACCCAACACCAGCACCACAAATGTAAAGAACCTTGCCATTGATAAAAGCATTATGCTTAGAACTACGATTAAATAAATAAAGTAAGTAACCAGGATAGTTATTATAGTAACCACCTTCTTTATCTGCTCCATAAATTACCCATTCTTTTGATTTTTCTTCTTTAAACACAGGTGTTTTATGCGCCTGTAGCTTAAGGTTTATTACATCGTATATATTATTCTCCATAAG